GTCGAGCGTTTGCGAGGTCTTCAGGTGCGCCATGAAGCGTTGCACCCAGGTCTGCCAGACATCCTTCTCGGTCCAGTCGAGCGTGCCTGGGGTGAGGTGCTCGCCCTCCAGGCTGATGACCTCGCCAGTCTCCGGGTGGGTGTATTCGTTGGGTTTCATCGCATTGGGATTGTGCGGACGATCGGCTGGCGCCGGCGGCCGCCGCGGCGCGTTGCCGTCGTTGTCCTCGCCGATCGCCAGATTGAACATCATGATCTCCAGGTTACGCTTGCCGTAGGAGACCGCCGACATGGTGGCGTGGATCGGCGTCATCATCTCGGTGCCCTTGAAGCCTTTGGTCGTGATCGGCACCGGCACCTGGTAGCGTTTGGATCCGCCGAGCCGGTGCGACAGCGTGCCGACCACCAGCAGCATCTCCGGCGTGCCCATCGGCTCGGTGGTGAACGAGATGTTGAAACCGTGCCTGGTGTAGATCGGGCGGACGTCGCGATCGACCTGGGCGAAGGTGGCGTAGCGCGACCGGGTCTGGTCGTTCCTGGCGTTGGCGTTGATGGTTTCCATCTCGGCTTCGGCCGCGGTGTGCGAGGCGGCAAACGCCTTGTCGGCGTTGCGGATCTCTTCGGCCTCGCGCATGTCGAGGAGGCGCTGCAGCTTGTCGAGATCGAAGGTGGGATCCGCGGCCGCGCGCTCGATGATCGAGGGCAGGCCGCCCTGGGTGGCGGGTGCGTTCATGACTTCCTCCGGGTGATGACGAGCGCGCCCTTTTTGTTGCGGGCGATGATGTGGTTCTCGCAGAGCACGCGGCCGACGTCGTCGGGGACGAGCCCTTTGGCCTCCTTGCCGGAGGTCTCATGGGTTTCGGAATATTCGCGGGTGAACTCATACGTGACGAGGTGGTACATCAGCTCGTCGCCCCAGTTGGGGGTGTCGCGGGCGAGATCGATGGTGCGCCATTTCTCCGGCGGCACGATGGTCGGCGATGGGATGTCGACCGGCGGCGTCAGGCTGTCCATGCATTCGAGCATCGCGGTGGCGCGCGTCAGCAGGATCATCTCATAGCCAGCATCCCTGACACACTCGATCTCGTAGGGGTCGTTGGTGCCCTGGGCGATCACCAGGAAACCGCAGGCGGCGTCGGTGCAGTGCATCTGCATTGCGACTTGCGGATAGTAGCTGCTGAAAATTTGGTCACGTTCGAAGAACGGCGAGCAGAACTTCGATTCGATGACCGCGTTGCGGGCGACGCTGAAGCCATCGAGCGTGGAGCGGAACCGATCGTTGACCGGCGAGGGAACCACGGCCTGGCGCCGGGTGATCACGTCGCCGGCCTGCTTCTGGTATTCGTCGATGATGGGCTCGCCGAGCAGGGAACCGAGCTGCATCGCCCAGTTGGGTGGATCCGGCTCGCGCAGCCCGACCTTGACCTCCCACCATTTCAGCAGCTGCTCCGGCGTCTTGTCGTTCATGACGAACGGCATGTCGCTGGCGCCGAGGTAGCCGGCCCGTTCCGAGGCGGTAAACATCGTGCGTGCTCCTTCTCGCCGTTGAGAGCGGAGGGGGAGGGGGTGACACTACGGCTCGCTAGAGTTCCAGGGTATTTAGTTGCGATCGTCTATGTCGTTCTACTGCTCGTTAATGAGAACCCTCCGTCGCACGCCGGCGTTCCCTTTGTCATCAAATGATGGGATGACAGGGCCTGAGCAAACACCCGCTGCGCAGATAATTCAAGCGCAGAAAACTAAAATAATTTTGCGGACGTTCACCGCAATTCACCGCTGTTGCCGCAGTCTCCATCAATCAACATCAATCATTATCTAACGGACAATTTGCGTTTTTTAGGGCGCGGTTGTTTTAATGCGCAGCGGGCTGGCGTGCGACGGCTGCAAGCGATGATGTTGGCGAGCAGCTCCGATGCAAATCCTGAAATCGATCGACGACGTGATCACGATACTCGGCGGCCCGGCCGCGGTGGGTCGACTGACCGACCAGCCGACGTCGGGCGTGTGTAATTGGCGACGCGGCTGGAAGGGCGACACCCCGCATTTCCCGCCGAAATACTTTCAGACCATCCAGGCAGCGTTGGGGGAGCGCGGCTACAGCGCCGCACCCTTTCTGTTTGCCTTCCACGGGGTCACCCGCAAATCGGCCTAACCATGTCTGGCGCAGATGAAGCAGCTCTCGCTGTTCAAGGGCAAAAAGCAACGCGGCGTGTCGCCACCATCGCCGCTTGAGTTTGCGAGTCACGCCTTCATCGCCGATCTGCTGAGGCGGTTCTGCAATCCGGAGTGGATCTACACCCACGTTCCGCTCGGCGAGCATCGAGAGAAGGCGACCGCAGCGAAGCTCGCGCGGATGGGCGTCAAGCCAGGCTGGCCCGACTTTCAATTTGCCGGCCGCGGCGGCCGGATGTTCTTCCTGGAGCTGAAGCGCAAGGGCCGCGGCCGCGTCAGTGATGACCAGTCGTTCGTGATCGCGCACCTGGCAACGTGCGGCTTCCCGATCCTGGTCACCGACAGCGTCGACGATGCGGTGGCGACGCTGAAACAGATCGGCATTCTGCCCTCGGAGATCGAGGTGCAGTGATGGCGACGGCGGACGTGATCTCGTTACATGCGGTGGCGCCAGGTCTGCGCGCCAACAACACCAAGGCCGAGCTCGCCAAGGTCAAGGTCGGCTGGTGGTATCACGCCATCGGCGGCTATCAATTCCGATGTCCGGAGCTGCGCTATGCGCCGCGGCTTGCGGACGTCGCCGACTACGCCGACAACGGTGACTTGTTTCTAGCGTGCTCCTGGCTGTTTGCCGATGAGATCCGTTGCGAGGTGAAGTGGCGGCCGGATCTCAGCTTCACCGATGCCGAGAGCTACGACTACGACACCGTGTTCTTTTCCAATGGCGAGGCAATGCAGCGCGCCGGCGACAGCGTCGCGGCCTACCATGTCGTCAACGCCGGCATGACCCACGCCGCCATCATCGGGCGACACACGCGGGCGGCCTGGGCCAAGACCACGCGCTACATGAAGAACAGCCAGCAGGAGGAGGAGGCCTGGGAGATCGACAAGAGGCTGGTGCCGTTCGTCTCGATCGGAGTGACAACATGATCGCCGCCGAGCTCGCGCATGCGTTGGGTGCGGTCCGGTCGGGCCGGCAGTGGAAGTGCCGCTGCGTGGCACACGAAGATGCGGCGCCATCGATGATCATTTTTGATGGGCGCGAGCGGATCCAGGTGCGCTGCCTGGCGGGCTGCGCGCAGGAGGATCTGATCGGCGCGCTGCGTGGGCGCGGGCTGTGGGCGCATGATCGTTGGACGGATATTGAGAGAGATAGGCAGCCGCAACAAGCAAACATTTCACATGAAACGGATGCGCGGCGCTCGCGCAGCATGGCTCAGAGCTGGTTCGACCGCTCGATCCTGACCGCCGGCACGCTGGCGCAACGCTATCTGGAGGCCAGGGAGATCTGGTCGGTGGCGCGCGACATCGAGGACATCCGGTTCAATCCGCGGACCTGGCGCGAGCATGAGGTGGTGCCGGCGATCGTGGTGGCGATGCGCCACATCCGGGAGGGATCGATCGAGGCGGTGCAGCGGATCTTTCTGACGCCGGATGGCGCCAAGGATGGCAAGCCGATGATGCTGGGGCCGGTGCGCGATGCCGCAATGATGCTGGAGCCGATCGGCGGCTTCCGTGAGCTGCACATCGCCGAAGGTCTGGAGACGGCGTTGTCGGTCATGGCGATGGATGCGAGCGGGCCGGTGTGGGCGCTCGGATCCTGCGGCGCGATCGAGCGGTTTGTGGTGCTCGACGATGTCGACCGCCTGGTGATCTGGGCCGACCATGATGAGGCAGGGCAGAAGGCGGCCGACATCTGTGTCGAACGCTGGGCCGAGGCCGGCCGGGCGACCCTGATCAGGACACCAAACCATGTGGGCTGGGATGCGGCAGACGTCTGGAGATGTCGCAATGCCAGAGCATGACGACGAGGGATTTGCCGAGCGCGAGCGTGGCCGGGTGTTTCACCTCGACCGCGAGCTGGAGTTCTATTCGGTGGCGCAGCGCCACAAGCGGGGACTGTCGACGCGCGAGTGGCTGGTCGAGGAGATGATCCCGCGGCGCGCGGTGGTGATCCTGTCGGGCTGGTCGAGCGTCGGCAAGACGCACATCGTCAACGACCTGATGTACTCTTGCGCCTTCGGCGAGCCGTTCGCCGGCTACCAGGTGATGCGGCGCTGCGGGTCTTTGATGTTTGCGGCCGAGGGCCAGGACGACGTGCGGCCGCGGTGGAACGTGCTCGACCACGCCAAGATCAAACCCTGGCAGGCGCAGCATCGCGAGCCGTTCGATTATTCGCAGATCATCTCCTGGACCGAGCAGATCCCCAGGCTCGACGCCGCAGATGCCTTCGTGGCCTATTGCGGCAAGATCGATCGGCTGAACGGCCTGCAGCGCCAGCTCTGCGGCCAGGGCTATCCCGGGCTCGGCCTGGTCGCGATCGACACCATGACGGCGGCGGCCGACCTCAACGACGACCAGCACAATGCCGCCGGCAGCAACCAGAAGATCTTCAACATGCTGCATGCGCTGGCCGCGAAGTATGATTGTGCCGTGGTGGTGACCGACCATCTCGGCAAGGATGCCGCCAAGGGCACCAGGGGCAGCTCGGCCAAGGAGGCCTCGGCCGACGTGGTGCTGCAGGTGACCGGAACGGTCAATGATGATGGCATATGTTCCAACACCGCCATGACCATCAAGAAACTGCGCGGCGGGGTCGCCAACAAGCGGATCACGTTCTCGCTTGCTGACGTCCGGATGCCGCTCGACGAGGAGGGCCGGCGCCAGGACGGCGTCGTGGTGAAGTGGGATGTGGCCTCGTCCCTGCTGCGCGGCGGCAAGGGCCCGGCCAAGCAGAATAAGCGCAATGCCTTCCTGATGCGGGCGATCGATGCGGCCCTGCTGGAGAGCCCGCCCAGTGCCGTGCTGTGGGTGCACATTGCCAGGGATATGAACTTCCGCGCGGTCGACGAGCGGACAGTTCTCGACCAGTACAAACTGTCCGCCCCTCCGAGCGGCCAGGACGAGGTCAAGCATCTGGAGAGCGTCCGCAAGAGCTACCGGCGCGCCATGTCGGACAGTTTGTTGTGCAGCGCGATCGGGCAAAAACGCCTGGAAGACGGTAGGGTTATGATTTGGCGGACAGATCACAGACACCCGGACAGTTCTAAAGTGTCCGGGTAAATGAGGGTGGGTTCCCATGTGTCGCCCCGACGACACAAAACCGGACAGTTACCCCCCCTCTCTAAGGAGAGGGGGAACTGTCCGCCAGCGAGACCGGAGGAGAGAGTATGGCCAGAGGAGGATCAGGCAATGCCGCCTGGAAAGCAGCAGCGATCGCAAACCAAATCCAACCAGGTCGCCGCAATAGGCGCCAGTGCACCGCCACCGCCAAAGGATCCGGTCAACGCTGCAGGAACATCGCCGTCTCCAATGTCGCCACCTGCCGGCTCCACGGAGGCAAAGGGCTCCTCACCCAACTCAAGATGCGGGAGCGCGCCAGAAGGCACGTCCGGATCACTGAGGGATGAAGTGAGGGAGGCGCTGCGAAACGTGCTGCATAGCAGCACGGCCTCGGCCGCGGCGGTTGCCTCGGCCGGCCGGACGCTTTTGGAGTTCTACGGCGAGGCGAGCGGCACTGACTCAGGAGGGGGCCGCAGATCGTCAGAACTGACCGCTGGTGAGCTGGATGCGGAGATTGATCGATTGACGGCCCTGCGCAAATGAGCGCATCCTGGGGCTGCCCTGGCCGTTCTCTGTCCCACAAGCAGAGTGTCCCTCAGTCCTTCCTTCGCCGGCCAGGGCAACCAGGATCCTGGGACAGGATCCACATCAGCCAGCCAAGTCATTGATCCATCCCCGGTTTAGCCTGGTGCCGCGGCGCCAATGGATATATCACTGGTCGCGGCAGTCACCGCCGAGGTGGGCCCATGCCGGCCCCCGGAACCCGCCCCCTGGCGGGGCCCGATCGCGCCATCGTCGGTGAGTGCATCCCTCTCCGCCAAAATTTTGCTATTCTGAAGCATGGAGGTAGCGATGCGTGTGAAGCTCCCAGGCGGTGATTTCTATGGTGAGGTGATCGACACTCACAAGACGGGTGTTTATGGCGACGGTGCCGAGGCGAAGGCGGCACAGACGGTGGTTCTGGTGCAGCTGGACAATTCGGAGATGGTGTGTCGGTCGCTGTTGGAGGACTGCACGGTCATAGCGGATGTTCCGACGCCGCGATGACGACGCCGCTGGACGATTTGCCGGTCTGGATCACGATTGCGGTGATCATCGCGCTCTCGACGCTGGCGCTCTTGGCAGCGCATGTTCTGTTGAGGTGATCCAGGGCGGCTCTCGACCAAAAGGGACCGCCCTGGGTCCTCATCTGCCGGCGTATTCCGGCGTCAGCTCTTATCTTTCTTGGGGATCCGCGTGCGCACGTCGGGCAGAGGGTGGGGGCGTGGAATAATTCGTGGTGTTACGCCGCGAATGATCGTCATGATTTCAGCGAGCTCACGCTGCAGGTCCTGCAGTTTTTTGTCTACTGGATCACTGCCGACATAGAGGTGAGCGCAGCTGATAGCGAGCGTCAGTGCATTGGACTGCGCTTCGGTAAGTTGTTGTCCGTTGATGTTGATCTTAAACATGGCTTGCTCGCTTGTCTGGGATCGGGCGCCGGGTCATGGCTTCGGCTCCTCATCGGGTTTGCTTTCTGCCGATGAGAGCGCCAGCGCCTTCCTCGCCACCAATGCGGCTTCTTGGCATCGGTCGCAGCAACCGTTAGCGGCGATGCTTTCAAGCGCATTGCGCATTATCGCGCTGTCTTGCGTTGGTTGGGCAACAGCGCATGTGGGGCAGATTGCCGCCATCATGCCGTGGCCGCACCAGTTGGTCCCTCCGATCACTGGCGATGTCGCCGCTGCATCGGGGATAACCGGGAACGTGGTGTGGATAAGCATGTCAACCGTCTTGGTGGACGGATAATGCGCGGCCTCGGTCGCGTGCAGCCAAACGGCATTAACAAGCCGCCGCAAGTCGTCGTGAGTGCAGGCCCTCACGATGTCAGGAGATGATTGCATCAGTCGGCATCCTCGTAGGCGAGCAAGAACGCCTGGATCCATTTCTGATCGACCCAGACGCCGCAGACGCCGTTGGCAATGCCGGCGGCGGCGATCGCCCGCCCGCGGCTCCAGGCCACGCCGGCCATCTCGATCGCCGGCTGCAGCGTCGGCTTGTTGCGGTCAATCTGATCGGCGGCGTCGGGCTCCGGTGTCTTCCAGACCGAGTTCGACGAGCGATCGATCCCGAAGGCGCCGGGTGTTGCGATCTCGGCCGGCTGCAGCGGGTGCGAATTATCAGGCGTCGACATCGCACTGTTCACCTCGCCCATGTTGCTGATGTTGGGGTCGTCGATCGCAAAATTGCGATATTGGCGGCGCAGCACGCGCCGGCCGCTCTCGGTGATTTCCAGGTAGCCCCAGCCATCGAAGGCGAGGCCGGCCTCGATCAGCTCGCGCGACACCACCGACAGGCAGTTGAACCTGGCGCCGCTTTCCAGCAGGCCGAGCGTCTCAAGGGCTACTTTTGTAAGCATGGTTGTCCTCCGATCATTGCCGGTCCAGCTTGAGGCGGTCGGCGAGCTCGATGGCTTGCTTGATCCGCTCGAAGGCGCCGTGCTGATGGCCTTGCTCGCCGGCGATCCGCATGCATTCGATCACGGTCCTGGCGGCGACCATCACCGCAACGCTGGGCTCTTCGTCCTTCAGGATAGCCATCACCTCAGCTAGCAGCTCGTCCTCGATGCTCATGCGCGGCTCCGTTTTTTGGTTCGTGCCTCCTCGCGCTCGCGCAGTTTCTTGAGCCGCGCTTTATGCGCCTTGAACTGCTCGCGCGCCAGCGGCAGCTCGGTCGCGTAGTCAGGCGCCTGCTCGCGGTGCAGGCCATACTCGAAGCCCATCGCCGCGGCCATCTTGGCGAACGTCGCATGCTGGGGGCGGGCGGTCTTGCCGCCAAACATATTCTTGACGGTGGAGACTGATAAGCCGGCCAGCACGGCGAGATCGGTCTCGCGGAACAGCTTGCGCTCCTGTTGAAACAACGTCCGGAACTTGTCGATCTCCGGATCCTTGTCGACGAAATTGTAGCTCCTGGTGAGCCAACTTCCGTTGCTAGCCATGGGCGGCCTCCGTCACCGCGTGATCGGCGCCGTTGCCCTTCTTCGGCTTTGCCGCCTTCTGCGGCAGGACATATTCCGAGTCGGAGACCCGCTTGATCTGTTTCTTCTTCATCAACGCCGAGATCGTCGGCGAGACGCTGCCGCTGCCGCGGCCGTCGGCCTCAAACTGCTTTTTCATCCAGGCGGTGTTGAAGCGGCCATGGTTGCGGCTGGCGGCGCGCAGGATGAAGGTGTGGTTATCGACATCGCGATGCTTGGCCGCCGCCTTGGCCTTCTTCGGCTGAGACTTGGCAGCGACCGTCGAATACTGACCCTCGCCGACCTTGCGGATCAGCTTGCGCTCGCGCAACACCCGCATCGCGGTGTAGCAAGAGCCGTCGGTGCGGCCGGCGGCGCGGAAATGCGTCACCGCCTCGATCGCGCGAAAATTGGGATGCTCGGCCATCCAGTCGATCAGGAAGTCTTCCGCCTTGACCGCGTGCGCCTGCTTCTTGTTGTAGGTGACGACGTCGGTGATCAGCTCCGGCTTGATGTCAAAGATCTCGCGCCGGGCGAGATCAGCGATCACCACGCCGAGCTGCTCCTGACTGAGCCGGTTGATCACCAGGCGGAAATAGTCGACCGTCTCCGGTTGTTTGCGCATGCGAGCTCCTTCGGTTGTCCCACCAAGGAGCTAAGATAATCTGAGCTGTGGTGACAGGCAATGCCTGTCAGGCCGCCAGCCGCGCCTTGCGCTGCCGAAAGTCCATCCAGATCACATTGCTGGCGTCAAAGTCGCAGTAGACCTTGCGGCGCTTTTTGCGGGCGGGGCGCTTGGCAAAGCCAAACAGATGGTCGGCCGCCACAAAGCCTTGGCCGGCCAGCTCATCCTGGATGATCAGATAAAATTTCGCCGGGATTTTGCCATTGAACCGCCGCCAGTTGCAGACGTGGCTGGAGGATTGTCCGACCAGGATGCCGACCGCGGTCGGGCCGCCCAGCGTCTTCACCAGCGTGGTAAACGTCGCCAGCCGGCGCAGCGGAAGCCTCGTCATCTCAATCACCTCCTTCGCAGTGTCCCACAATGTGCATAAAAAATTAGCATGAGTCTGGCGCCGGACCTATCGCAATGGTTGCGCCTGATCACCGGCTTTTGACTTTTTGGGCCGATCGGTGCCATAAACAGCCGCTCGCAACGGCCCCGGCAGGCCCGGCCTTCGCTTCAGGCCACCCCCATTGAAGCCTTCTCGATGCGATGCCCGCCATCACGCGCCCGGCCAAGGCGTTCTCGTTTGCGAGCTATGTCCAGAACAACCCGCGCGGCCCGCTGCCTGGGGACCGGCTCGATGCCCAGATCCAGAACCTGATCGAGGCCATCCATTCGACCCAGCAAGCCTTGGCCGAGATCCGCCGCGACGACGGCCGGCTCGTCAACGAAAGCGTCGCGCTCGAGCAGCTCGCCCCGGTGGTGCGGCAGGCCTTCACCCAGGACGTCATCGCCCACACCGAGCTCGCCGCCACCCGCGCCGAGCAGGGCGCCGCCCTGGTCGGGGCCGCCGAAAACAACATCGCGCTCTTGGCCGGCGACGCCGAGGCCGCAGCGTTCAGTGCCGCGGAATTTCTCAACGCGGTGAACCTCGCGCGCAAGGCGGTCGACCAGGACCGCAACGGCGTCGCCGCCCTGGCCGACACCGTCGACGCGCAAACCACCGACGCCGAGAACTGGGCCAATTATTCCCAGGCCAATGCCGAGAACGCGGTTGCCGCCAAGGACCAGGCGCTGCAGTGGGCCGAATATCTCGCAGGCCCGGTGGTCGATGCCGAGGCCGCACCGGCCTACATCGCCGGCACGCCATTTCCGCACGGGCTGTACTACCAGCCGGTCGAGGGCTACGGCGGCAACGCCGGACTGTGGTCGGCAAAATGGTGGGCGATCTACGCCGCACAATTAGTCGGGCCCTGGGGGTTTTATTATCTCGGCGGCTGGCAGACGCCGCCGGTGCCCGGCGAAGTCAATCCGGACACCGGCATCAAGGTGCCGGCCCCGATCCCGCCGGGCTCGTTCTATTACGACATCACCACCGGCACGATCTATGTCTGGAACGGCAGCGCCTGGACCAGCCCCTATGCGCTGGCCTCCGGCGTGGTGTCGCGCTTCGTCTATCTCGCGAGCGCCGGCCAGACGGTGTTCTCCGGCGCCGATTACAATGGTGCCGCCCCCAATGTCGGCGCCTCGCCGAGCGACGTCCATCTCAACGGCGTGCGCCTGGTCGAGAACCTGGATTTTGTCATCGACACCGCGGGCTCGGCGCTGACGCTGACCGCACCGGTCTCGATCAATTCGATCGTGCAATGGGATCTGCTGGTGCCGACCGACGACCTCATCCCCGGCGCCGTCCATACCTTCAAGGTGGTGATGACGCCGCCGGCGCCCGACGGCGTCACCACCCAGTTCATGATGCAATATCTGCACCCGGTGCACGGCCTGCAGCCAGTCGCCGTCACCGACGGCGTGCAGCTCCAGGTCTCGATCGACGGCGTGATCCAGGAGCCCGGCGGCGACTACGTCGCGCTGCGCAATGTCCTGACCATGGGCGCCGCGCCGGTGGCGGCCGCGCATTTCTGGGCGGTGTGGTTCAGTAATGCGGTGCTGACGTCATGACCCAGAACGCCCGCCTCGCATTGTGGATCCCCTCCACCGACGACGCCGATCCCGGCGAAACCGTCCAGGCCACCGGATACAGCGGCGGCGATCGGGTGATCCCGACCGCGTTCGCGCTCGGCAGCGGGCCGCCGGGGCCCCAGGGCGTGCCTGGCCCTGTCGGACCTCAGGGGCCGCAGGGCAATGCCGGGCCCCAGGGAGGCAAGGGCGACCAGGGCATCCAGGGCCCGCCGGGTGCGATCGGCCCCGCCGGTCCGCAGGGCCCGCAAGGTGTCCAGGGCATCCAGGGCGCCACCGGCGGCACGTTCCCCGACGCGCCGAACGACGGCCAGCAATACGCCAGGCAGTCCAATGCCTGGACCACCGTGTCGATGCCGCCGGTTCTCGACGGCGGCACATTTTAAAAAAGGAGAAGACCATGGCAGTGCATTACGAAGTCCCCGCCGGCCAGAACCTGGTGATCTCAGGGCCCGCCAACGTCACCATCAAGGGCGGCGAGATGCCGCTGATCGGCGAGGATGCCGCCGACCTTGCCGCTAGCGCGCCGACACTCTCTGCGCTCGATCCCGACACCGTCGAGTCCGGCGCCGAGGACATCACCCTGGTGATCTCCGGCACCGGCTTCGATGGCAACTCGACCATCGTCTTCGGCGACTACGACGAGCCCACCACGTTCGATGCCGCGGCCGGCACGGTGTCGACCGGCGTCAAGCCGTCGCTGTTTGCGCCGGCCGTCGTCCCGGTTTTGGTGCGCAACGGTCCGGCGCGATCGCAACCTTTGGATTTCACGTTCATTGATCCGGCGGCGGCAGGAACATCCAGAAAAAGGAAATGACCATGTCGAGTCGAAGCAAAGCCAAGAAGAGCAAAAAGCCGGTGAGTAGGCCGAAGGCCAAGGTCACCAGCAAGTCCCACCGCAAGGTGGCGGTGAAGAAGACCGCAGTGTTGAAGCGCAGCAAAAAGAGGAGAGCCAAAACCATGACCGGCAAGAAGCACGACGACGAAGACGAGGGCCACAAGCAGGCCCCGCACAAGAAGGCACCTGATCCGGCCGGCAGCGATCCAACCCCGGATCCGATGGGACAACCGCCGGATCATCCGATCCCGGCGCCGCCGCCGACGACACTGCCGCCGGCACCACCGGTCCCGCCACCCCCGCCGCCACCGCAAGGAAAACCCTGATGTCGAGATGGCCCGTCGAACAGCCGCCGAAAGACGACAGACTGCACATCAATCTGCAATGCACCCAGCTGCCGGATCCGGACACGTTCGTCGGGCCACTCAACAAATACATCGCCCTGAACGGCGTCACATCGGCGTCGGTCACCGCGCATCAGAACCGCGCGGACTACGATAGCTTTCATCCCGAAGCATCGCGGACCGCCCTCACACCGCAGCCGCAGCCGCAACCGCTGCCGATGTCTGATGTCGGCGCGGTCTCGGCCGGCCGGCCGATCCACTACCAGGGCGGCGAGGTCGATCCTGGTATCGCCGCGCGGGTCAGACTGCACCGACCACCGCCGCGACCTCCTCCTGGCTAATGCTTGATTGATTGGGGCTTTGAAATGACCAGCCAATATCGCCATCGCCGCACCTCCGCTCCCGCTACCGCCTTCCCGAACCCGCTGGAGCCAGGCGAGATCGCCGTCAACACAGCCAACCGCCAGCTCGCCGTCGGCGACGCCGCCTCCGGCGCCGTCGGCGTGCCGCTGCCGCTGCTGGCGGTGCGGTTCTTCGATCAGCGCGCGATCTATGCCGCCAATGATCTTGTGATCGGCAGCGGCGGCATCCTTTATCGCGCCAAGCACAGCAACGGCCCCGGCGTTTTTAATCCGGCCGACTGGTTCGCCGGCGCCACCCAGCTGATCGTGGCCGACACGCCGCCACCCGGCGTGCTGCCGGGATCGCTGTGGTGGGAGAGCGACTCCGGCATCCTCTACATCCTCTACGATGACGGCAACTCGACGCAGTGGGTGATCGCGAGCCCGCAGCCCGACATCTCGCTGTTCGTGCAGCGCGCCGGCGATACCATGACCGGACCGCTGAATGTTCTTGCTAAGGTTTCTGTCGGCGGCGCCACCGATCTTGTGCCGGCGGCAACTTCCGGCCTGTCGATCAATGCGGTCTCAGCACCGGGGGGCCTTCTAGCGGTCGGACAAGACACCAATCATCACATTGAATTTCTTTGGAACTACAACGACACGCCGGCCAATGCCACAGGCGCGATCGCGACCTTTGGTTACCTCAACAATCTCGGCATCGACGCGAAGGTTTTGATATTACAAGGGGCCAGTGCCGGCGTGACGAATATTGGTGGATCGTTGAATGTCGGTGGTATCGCCCAATTTGGTGGTGGTGCAAATATCCTCAACTACGCTAGCCCCGGCGCCGGCTTCTGGTATGCGTCGAGCACCACTGTCAATCGATGGTTTGTAGGCAGCGACCTCGTCTCGGATCTTTGGCGCGTCTATTGTTCTGGTGTTGGAGGCAATGCGCTAGCGATCAACGGCGCAACTGGCGCCGTCCAGGTTACATATAATTTGACCGTTAATGGTCCAGCAAGTGTCGGCGGCGATCTGTCGATTGCTCCTGGCGCGGCTGTCGCGAGAATTAACTTTGGCAATGCCGGCTCCGGGATCTATTGGGACGGCACCAACTACCAACTCAGCGGGCCGATCTATAACGCAGCCAGTGCTGCCAATCATCTCTATGTCGGTGGCGCCGTTTTCACTGGCTACGGAAACACCAACATCGGTTCGTACTATTTTGGACAGGACGGCACCAGGCGCATCTATAGCGACGGCCTGGATTTCGCTTTCAGCGGTGGCTCGCTGCGCAGTGCCCTGAAGTCACCTATAACCTTCCCCGGCTATTCCACCAACGATTGGACCGCCGCCTTTCACGCAATGGCGCCCAGTTCGTGGGCCTTCATGGAGGATCAAGGCTCCGGCGGCAGCGGTGGCCTGCCGGGGACGTGGTGGTTCAACACCAACATGCGCCACCAAAATCCCGGCACCTATTATGGGCTACAGCAGGCCTGGGGCTGGAACGACAATGCCAACGAGTTCTACAGCCGCGACTGGGAGGGTGGAACGCCGGGGCCCTGGGTCCGTTTTTTAAATTCCAACAACATCGGAAGCTACGCCGTCACGCTCGCCTCCGGCGATGCCCGCTACGCTAAAACCCCACACTGCGGACGGCTTGCGGCCGTGGCTGGCAACCAGCTGCTATTTTCTCCGTACAATGGCGACGACATCAAGATCAACGGCGCGTTCTACCACATCCCTCCCGCTGGCATCGCTATCGCCAATACGGGCGTGTGGGTTGATGCGGTTACCGGTCAGAACCTTGCAGCGAACACGCTTTATTATCTTTTTCTGACAATCTCCGGCGGGGTGCCAACTCCCTATTTTGCACACAGCGTCACGCACACCACTAGTGTTCTGGCGGGAAATGTTGGCGTCGAGATCGCTGGAAATGGTGACAACAACTTCACGCTGATCGGAATGGTTTACACCAATGCATCGGGGCAGTTCACCGATGCCTGCACCTTGTCGTGGTTCAACAAGCGTCCGCGCGCATTTGTGACCGGAGTTGATAACGCCGGCACGACTTCCACAACGCCGGGCAAGCTCGGCTCGCAATCCCTCGACATCTGTTCGTGGGCCAGCGAAGCCACCAATGCAACGCTGCTGTCGCAGTGTGCCGTCAACGCAGGGTATGCGGTGATGACGGTCGCGTATGACACCCCCGCTTCGTACTTCGTCAATCAAACGATCGTCTACATGCCGCAGACATCGCCTTATCCCGGCGGTGGCACCGGCGTCGTTGCCGAAGGCAAGCACAACTGGATGATCGCTGGCTATGTCGGAACTGCCGCAAACCTTAACTGCCTCAATCAAATGCTCCAGGTAGTGATACGGGGATAACCATGAGCAATCTCGCTGCCGTACAGAAAGATGTTGTTGCCCATCAAGAGATGATGAACGCGCTCGTCGATTATTGGCCGGGCGCGCAGTGGACACTGAACGGGTCCGACTATTCTGGCTTGGTGTGGCTCGACGAAAAAACACCGAAGCCAACCGAGAAAGAATTGGCAGCAGCGATGGCTATCCCGAAGCAGCCGGAGCTCGCGGCAGAAGACAAGGTTCTCTTCGAGCATGAAAACCGGCTGCGCTCGCTGGAGGGCAAGCCACCGCTGACGCTGCAGCAATTTACGGCTTCGATGGTGACGCCGGCCGCGCCGCCACCGGCGAAGAAGAAGGGACGCTGATCATGGCGCTCGATTTTCCCAACGCTCCGACCGTCGGTCAGAAATATCCGCAGCCCTCGATCCCCGGCGTGCCGACCTACGGCTGGGACGGCGAGAAGTGGACCACCAATGGCGGCGCCGCCGCGGTCGGCGCCGGACCATCGAACGCGGTGCCGGCCATGGACGGAGCCGGCGCCTCCGGCATCAGCGTCAACTACACCCGCGGCGATCACGTCCATCCCAGCGACACCTCGCGCGCCGCGAAGAGCTACGTCGATAGCCAGGACAACGCGATCATCGCCAACTACCAGGCCGCGGACAACACCAGGGTCGCCAAGACCGGCGACACCATGACCGGCCCGCTGACGATCAACAGTGCGCTTTTTTCTGGAGACTTCACCACCTCGCGCAGTGCCACCCTGGGTGTGGTGTTCTTTGGGTCCAGCCAGGGACAGTATATTTATTTCAACGGCGTCGATTTCAGCATCACGCAGCAGATCGTGTTGCCGATCGATCCGGTCGGACCGATGCACGCCGCCACCAAGCAATACGTCGACAACGCTAATGCCGCCAATCTGAAGATCGCCGGCGGCCAGAACCTCACCGGCGGATTTAGCTTCACGGTGTTTGCGCCGACGCTGTCCGGCACGTTCACGCCGGATCCGACCAAGGGCAATTATCAGCACGGCATCAACAACGGCGCCTTCACGCTGGCGGCGCCGACGGTGGACTGCGCCATCGATCTAATGGTCACCAACGGTGCCAGTGCCGGCGCCATCACGTTCTCCGGTTTCTACGTCAGTGCCAACACCGGCGACGCGTTGAGCACCACCAATGGTGCGCATTTCATCATCTCGATCCGTCGCATCTCAAACCTGCCGACCTACACGATCAAGGCGCTGCAATAATGCCATGGTATGCCTTCGGAGCGAGTGGCAACTTCACCGTTCCGGCCAATGTGAACCTGCTCACCTATGTCGACTGCATCGGCCCCGGTAGCCCCGGCGCCGGTGGGCAGGGGGCTTACGGCTACACCGCGCAGCCACCGAGCGGCACCGGCGGGCCAGGCGGCGTCGGCGGCGGTGGTGGCGCGTTCTCCAGAAAGCGCAATGTTGCGGTCACGCCCGGCCAGGTGATCCCTTTCATCGTCGGTGCGCCAGGCGGCTACACACAATTCGGTTCGAACATTTGTCTCGCCTACGGCGCCAACGGGCAGACCGGAGGCCAGGCCGGCAGCGGCGTCGGCGACGTCAGATATAGCGGCGGCAACGGCGGGCCAGGTGGAACGACAGTCTATGGCGCAGGCCAAGGCGGTGGCGGTGGCGGTGGTGGCGGTGGCGCCGCGGGCCCCAACAATCCCGGTGTGTCTGGCGCTGCCGGCGCGCCTGGCGACGTCAGTGGACCCTACGGCCGCGGCGGTCCTGGCGGGGCCGGCGATGGTGGCAGCGGCGGCGCGCCCGGTGGCGGCGGCGTAAATGCGCCTGGTGCTGTCGGAGGGAACGGCCAGGAGTATGGCACCAATCTCGGCGCCGGCGGTGGCGGCGGCGGCGGCAATGGCGGCTTCGATCCGCCGATACCTCCGGGGCAGGCCGGCGGCTCTGCCGGATATTATGGTGCAGGCGGCGGCGGTGGCGGCGGCCAGGATACGTTTGGCGCGTCGACCGGGCAGCCTGCCGGCGCCGGCGGTGCCGCCATCCAGGGCCTGCTGATGATCTACGCCGACCCGATGCCGGTGCCGACCGTCACGGTCTGCTCGCCGAGTGTCGGCCCCACCCCTGGCGGCACGCCGGTCACCATCAGCGGCACTGATTTCACCAGCGGCAGCACGGTCACGATCGGCGGCGTCGCAGCGACTAGTGTTGTTGTGCTCAACAGCGCCACGCTGACTTGCGTGACGCCGGCACATGCTGCCGGCACGGTCGATGTCGTGGTGACAAATGTCGTTGGTCCCGGCACCGGCGTCGGGCTGTTCACCTACCAGGCCAAGACCATCACCGGTTTCAACATGCCAATGCTGGGGATGTGATGATGAATGTGCCGGCCGACATCGCGCACAAGGTGGTAGAGAGTATGAAGGCCACGCCGTTCCTGCTCGGCCTGGTGATGCTGAATACGATCGTGCTCGGCGGCTTTTGCTTCACGCTGTTGCAGGTCAACGCCGCGGCCGAGCGCCGCGACGCGATCCGCGACAAGATCATCGAGAGGTGCATCAAATGAGCAAGCTAGTGATGTTGGGAATGCTGGCTGTACTGAGTGGCTGCGTCACCGACCAGGACGTCAACCTCTTAGCTTCGAACTACTACAGCCGATCGGACGTCGACGCGATCACCGCGCAGGCGCAATGCAAGGCGCTCGCTCGCACCCTGGTGCAGATCGCGCGCTGCGACACATGGAGGAGGTAGACATGCAGAACCTTGGTTTGATCCTGCTGGTGTTTGCGTTTGTGCTGGCCTGCGTCGCGATGCGGATCCCCGCCGCCGGCCCCTGGGGCCTGCTGCCGATGTCGATTGCATTCTGGATCGCATCGGAGCTAATCGGCGGTCTTGGTCGTGTGACGGGAATGCACTGACATGGCTGATGAAGGTCTTGCCGCGAGCCTCGCTGCCACCGCCGCCAATGGGCTGCCGTGGGATCGACCGCCGCCGGTATATCCGGCGGGCGCCGCATTTGGCACCGGCAGTCCTGCTGAAGAAGCGCAGCAGCCGGCGGGATTGGCCGCGCTTCTCGGCGGCCTCTACAATTCGCTCGGCGGGCTCGCCAAGCGGTCCTTCGGCGCGTCGGAGGAAATGCGCCAGGGTGAGGCATATAACCCGGCGCCTGCGGTTGAAGCAGCAATGACGGCAATGACAGGCGGCGTCGGCGGTACGGGGGCTGGCGGCGTGGCGCTGGGTGCTGGACCGATCCGCGCCGCAAAGAAGGTCGCCGGGGCACCGGCAGCACCGATCGCCGAGCAGCTCGGAAAAACAATTTCAGTACCGGTGCTTGGTCCGACATCGGACGTCAGTCTCGCCAAGCCTTACATCAGCAACCCGCAGCGCATTGCCAACCCTGGCGTCTATAAGCGTCCAGACGAGATCGCGGCCGAGGCCGCCGCCAACGTGGCGCCGGAGCACCCCGCGTTGAAGCAGCTGTTTGGTGTCACGCGGGACGATCTCTACGGCATCAGCCAGCAGGGCCGCCGGCAGGGCAATATCGATCCGCAGCTGTGGGCGCCAAGCAAGGCCTCCAAGCCGAACGAGGCCGCGGCGGCGGTGATGAACCCGGCCAATGCGCAGCGCATCGTCGACGCCCTGAGCGAGGCCTCCAAGTATCCAGAGCTCGTCAAGGGCATGGTGCCTTGGTACGTCATGGACCCGGCCTACCAGCGCATGGCGCAACTGGTCGGGCCGGAGCGCGCGGCCAAGGAATATCACGATTTCAACATGACGGTGTCGCCGTTCTCGGCGGGCTCGGCCGTTCCTGTCGAGCTCAACCGCGGCACCGCCGCCAACATGATGCGGATGCGCGGCGAGTACCCGGCGTTCCAGCAGTCTGGCGGCATGCCGCCAGGTAAGCGTCCAGAGGACATCCGTGATCTCCTGGCCGGCGTCCAGGGCCACCTGATGCACAAGGAGCCGGCCAAGGCCGTGGCGCGCTACATCGAGACCGGCGAGCACGGCTTCGATCAGAACACAGTCAAGATCCCGCTCTATGCCCAGGCCTCCGGCGTGCCGCAGACTGGCTTCCAAACCAAATTGCCGGTGCCTGACACACATTTCGCCAGCGCAATCGGCATGCCGGAGGCGCGCACGTCGACCGACTTCCGCGGCTTCATGCAGGGCCCTGAGTATCGTCAGGTGGGGCCCTGGTTCCGGGAGAACGTCGCGAGACCAATGAACATGGAGGCGGTGCCGGCCCAGGCCTTTACCTGGGGCACCTACGGCCCGCAGACCGGCGTCAGAACCAATGTCGGCGCCGGCAAGCTGGAGCTGTTGGCACAAAACATCTGGGAGCGAGCGAAGAAGCTAGGTGTCGACCCCGCCTGGCTGCGCGACCAGGTGCTGACCGGCAAGGGCCATGCTTCGATCCTGGCGACGGGCGGTCTCGGCGGCCTGCTCGGCGGCGCGGCCCTGCAGGGCCAGAACCAGGAACAACGACAGTAAAGCCCCTGTAACAAACGGAGAACGAGGAGGAACAAATGGCAAAATTGACAAAAGCACCACCGCCGATCCCGATCCGGCCGCTGCCGACGGCAAAACCACCGCCAGTGTCGAAGACGATGGACAACTACACCCACCACACCTCGCCGGTGAACGGCCCGCAGGCCGGTCCGCCGGAGATGTATGGCGAGACGTCGTCGCCGAGGGCCAAGATCAAGCAGATCCCCGACGTCCCGATGCACGTCACCAAGCATGAGTGACGATCGATACCTGATGCTGCTGAAGCGCAAGAAGGCGCTGCTGACGGCGCGCGACGATCTGATTGCGTTCACCCGGCTGATGATGCCGGACCCGAACCATGACGAGGATCCAGAGCAGTCGCTCTATCGTCCGCAGCGTTTTCACCGCGTCATCGGTGCTGCGCTGGAGGAGGTCGAGCGCGGCGACTACCGCCGGCTGATGATGACCATGGGGCCACGCATGGGCAAGACCACGCTGGCGAGCGCAATGTTTCCGGCCTGGTATGTCGGCCGGCATCCCGATCGCTCAGTGATCGTCGCGACCTACAACGAGCACTACTCCTGGGATCTCGGCCGCCGGGTTCGCGACATCATGGCGACGCCGCAATACGCTCAGGTGTTTCCCGGCGTCGAGATCAAGACCGGCGCCTCCGCGGTCAACCGGGTGCAGACCACCAGGGATGGCGTGGTGTTCTCGGTCGGCCGCGGCTCCTCGATCACCGGCCGCGGCGGTCACTGCATCCTGCTCGACGATCCGATCAAGGACAGGGCCGAGGCCGACAGCGTCCTGGTGCGGGAGAAACTGTGGGTCTGGTACAACCAGGTGCTCAAGTCCCGCTTGATGGACTCGACCGGCACCATCGTGATTATTCAAACCCGCTGGAATGAAGACGACCTGGTCGGCCGGCTGATCGACGAGCGCAATCCCTACTACAACGAGACCGAAGCCAAGCTGTGGCGCAAGATCGATTTCCCGGCGCTCGCCGAGGACGACGACGTGCTCGGCCGGCAGCCCGGCGAGCCCTTGTGGCCGGACCGCTTCTCCAAGGAATATCTGGAAGAGATCCGCAACTCCGATCCCCGTGGCTTTGCTGCGCTGTACCAGGGCCGGCCGGCGCCGCGGGAGGGTGCGTTCTTCCGCACCATGGACCTGGTGCCGTACAACCGCATGGACGAGATGCCGGCGTTCCACAAGATGCGGTTCTATGCGTCGAGCGATCACGCCGTCTCGGTCGAGCGCAACGCCGATAAGTCATGCCTGATGGTGGTCGGCGTCGACGAACAGGATCACATCTGGATCATGCCCGACGTGGTGTGGCTGCGGCTCGATGCCCGCGCCGCGGTTGAGGGCATGGTCGCGCTGATGAAAAAATACAAGCCACAATTCTGGTGGGCCGAGGCCGGCGCCATCACCAAGTCGATCGGGCCGTTCCTGCGCAAGCGCATGGTCGAGACCCAGACCTTCTGTGCGATGGATCCGATCTCGCCGGCGGTCGACAAGCAGCAGCGGGCGCAGGCGATCCAGGCCCGCACCGCGATGCGGATGGTGCACTTTCCAATTTGGACCCGGTGGTGGGCCGATGCGCAGGATCAGATCCTGAAATTTCCGCACGGCGCCAAGGATGACTTCGTCGATGCGCTGTCGCTGATCGGCCTTGGCCTCGCCAAGATGCACGGTCGCACCCGCATCCGTAAAATTGAGACGGAGCCGGTCGCCGGCACGTTCGCAGCGATGTGGGAAAAGACGCGGAAGAGGGAGGGACGTGACCGTCGACAGAGGAGCCTGCAGGGATGGTAGACACATCATTTGGCGATGCCATGGACGGCATCCTGGGCGGCGGTTCTCCCGATCAGAGTGGCGGCCCCGACGTCAATCCGGCGACCGGGCAGCCCTACTCTGTGCCGCGCGACGCCCCGGATCCGCCGGAGCGGCGCCGGCGCCTGGTCACCGCCTGGACCGATCGCGTCAAGCACGCCAAGCGATACTGGAAGCCTGCCTTCGAGCGCATGCGTGAAGACCAGGAATTTGCCTTCGGCAAGCAGTGGTCGAAGAATTACCAGGACCGCCGCTATGTCGCCAATTTGACGCTGCGCCTGGTGGCGCAGAAGACCGCGTTCCTCTACGCCAAGAACCCCAAGGCGGTGGCGAAGCGGCGCGAGCGGCTCAACGCGACGAGCTGGGACGAGAGCCAGACCACGCTGACGCAACTGATGCAGTCCGGCGCCATGATGATGGGCCAGATGCAGCAGCAGGTGGCGGCCGGCCAGGCGCCGCCGCCGCAGCTCGGCGGCATGCTGCAGGGCGCCCAGAGCATGATCTCTGGCGCGATGCCGATGGCGACCGGCGGCCAGCCGCCGGAGACGATCGATCAACTGATGGCTGGCGGTGCCCCGCCGGCGCCGGGCGCATCGCCGATGGGTGCGCCCGGCCCGATGGGGATGCCGATGCCTCCTGGTCCTGGTGTACCTCCAGGCCTGCCTGGGCCGATGGGGACGCCTGGCGAGCGGGGGCCTGGCGCCGGCATCAACGCGATCTCTGGTGCTGTAGGTGCCGCGCTCGGCGGCGCCACCATGCCGGCGATGGGGGCTGGCCCGATCCCCGGTTCGATGCAGGGGCCGCCAGGTCTCGGCGATCAGCTCGGTGCGGCTGCCTCCGGAGCCGCGGCGGCGCAGATCCCCGGCGTCTCGCCGATGATGGCGCAGGCGGTCGGATCCGGCATGGACATCATGATGGATGCGGCGCGGGTCAAGTCCGAGAACATCATGATGGACAAGCTCGCGCGCACCCTGGAGCTGCTCTACGCCTACGAGGTCGACAACCAGGCGCATCCCTTCAAGGCGATGCTGAAGACCACGGTGCGGCGCGCCGTCACCAACGGCGTCGGCTACGTCAAGCTCGGCTACGAGCGGGTGATGCAGGAACGGCCCGACATGGAAGACGGCGTCGCCGACGCCAACGAGCGGCTGTCGACGCTGCAGCGGCTCGCCGCCGATCAGTCCGACGACATCACCGACGACAACGACAAGGAGGCCGAGCAGCTCAAGCTATTGCTGTCCGACATGGCGCAGGAGCAGGGTGCGGTGGTGCGCGAGGGCCTGACCTTCGACTATCCGTTGCCGACCCGCATCATCCCCGACGTCAAATGCCTCGACGTCAAGAACTGGATCGCCGCCGACTGGGTTGCCGAGGAGTTCGTGCTGTCGCCGCATGAGATCGAGGAGATCTACGGCGTCGACGTCCGCGGTCACTGCAACGAATACTCGTCGTCCAGCGACTGGGGCGGTCCGGATCCGATCGCGATGTCGCGTGAGTGGGGCTCCTCATCGTCATCCAGGGAGTGGGACGATCGCACCCACAAATCGGCGGTGGTGTGGGAGATCTACAGCCGCAAGGACGGCCTGGTCTATGTGATCTGCGACGGCTATTCCGATTTCCTGCGCGAGCCGATGTCGCCCGACATCTACAATGAGCGGTTCTATCCCTGGTACGCGCTGTGCTTCAATTCGGTCGAGGACGAGCATGAGCTGTTCCCGCCCTCCGACGTCCGGCTGATGCGCGACATGCAGCTCGAATACAATCGCTGCCGTGAAGGCCTGAAGGAGCAGCGCATCGCGGCGCGGCCGTTCATCGGCGTGGTCTCCGGCGCGCTCGATGAGGAGGATCTCGACAAGCTCGCCGAGCGCGATCCCAATGCCATCATCGAGCTCAACGCGCTGCAGCCCAACCAGGACATCAAGCAGTTGCTGCAGTCCTACGCCGGCAGCGGCATCGATCCGAACCTGTACGAGGTCAATCCGGTCTACGAGGACATCCTGCGCACCACCGGCATCCAGGAAGCCAACCTGGGCGGCACGTCGAACACTACGGCGACCCAGGCGCAGATCGCCGAGGGCTCGCGGCAGACCTCGATGGGCTCCAACATCGACGACCTCAACGACCTCTTGACGCAGCTCGCCCGCAATGGCGGCCAGATCCTGATGCGCGAGATGAACCAGGACCGCGTCAAGAAGATCGTCGGCCAGGGCGCAGTGTGGCCGGCGAGCGCCGACGCCCAGGAGATCGCCAACGAGATCCTGCTGGAGATCGAGGCCGGCAGCATGGGCCGGCCGAACCAGCAGCAGGACATTGCCAACGCGCAGCGGCTCTATCCGCTGTTGATCCAGCTGCCCGGCATTGATCCTGAGTTCCTGGCGAAGGACGTCTTGCGACGCCTGGACGATCGTCTCGATCTCACCCAGGCGTTCAAGAGCGCGCTGCCCTCGATCGTGGCGATGAACGGCATGGCGCAAGGGGGCGGCGCCGCAGGCCCCACCATACCTGGCGCCGGCGCAGGGCCGGGCGCGGCGCAAGGCCCGCAGGGCGCGATGCATGCCGGCGGTCCGCCGGTGCCGCCGCCTGGCGGGGCACCGGATGCGTCGGGGCAACTCAGTGGTGCGCCACCGCCGCGGCCACATCCGACGCCGGGCGCGCCGCCGATGCCGACCTGAGCTAAGATTTCCTGAACTGTGCGACCGCGCTTTTTCGGCGTAAGGGTCGCAGCTGAAGGATTGTGGTGGATGCTCGGAGTTAGCCTATGGCTGACGAGCCGCTGCTTGCGTCCGAGCCGACATCACCGTCCCCAGGCGAAACCGCACCCTCGCCAAGTGCACCCGGCGAACACGCGCCATCGCCCAGCGCAGAACAATCCCACGGCGAAACCAAAGAAAGCCTCCTTGAGGCCGTGCAGCGCGCAGTCCCAGAGCTGCGTCAGACCGGCAAAGAGGATGCAGATGGTTCAGGAGCCTCGCCACCTCAAGTCGCAAAGGACAAGGCCGCAGGAGACGATGACCCGGAGCTACCCGATGAGGTCACCGCCGACGAGCTGGCTAAATACTCGCAGACGGCAAAGCGTCGCATCAACAAACTGACCAATCAGCGCAAGAAGCTGACGGGTGAGGTTCAACGGTTGAAGGCGATCGAGCCGAGTGCACAAGCTGCCGACCAGGTCACCAAGTATCTTCGCGACAACGACATCAGTCGCGACGACTTTTTGATGACGCTGGAGTTGGCGAGCGCGATGCGCCGTGGTGACTTCAAGACGTTCTATGAGGGCGTCAAGCCCTACATGCGACTGGCGGAAGAGTATCTCGGCGTCTCGCTCCCGCCGGACCTGCAACAGCTGGTCCAGCAAGGTCAGATGACGACGCAGGCTGCGTCCATGCATTCGAAAGAGCGCATGGACCGGGCGATGGCGCAAACCAACGCCGCGCGCCAGCAGCAGGCGTTCCAGCAATATCAGCAAACGTCAGCGACCCAGCAAGAGCAGCAGCAGCGCGAGAATTTGGCCCGCCAGGTGACCGACACCGTCAATGCTTGGGAAAACGATATCAGGCGGACTGATCCGGACTATGCGGCGAAGCAACCCGCTGTGCAGGATACGATGTGGGCTGTGGTGCGCGAACAAGGTCCGCCACAGTCACCTGATCACGCCATTGCCATCGCTAAAGAGGCATATCGACGTGTGAACGCGCGTTACAGCGCCTGGGCGCCTCAGAGACGCCCGACATCGCGAGCTCCGAGCAGCACCGGAAGAACCGCAGGCGTGACGCCGGAGCCGAAATCCTTGCTCGATGTAGTCAAGCAAGCACGGGAAAGCGCACGCCTCTGATCCGAGGCGACAGAAATGCCGACATATACGGCGCCACTACTCAACCACATCACCACCGCGGCCCTCGACTGGTGGCTCAACAAGGGGACCGCATTTCAGGAGGCCATCCAGGAGAAACCGCTGCTCGCCTCGATGGAGTCGAAGAAGAAGACGTTCCCAGGCGGCAAGGGGAACATCATCATCAGCGTGAAGGGCGACTTTGGCAACACCGCCGCCCCTGGCACCGCCGACCAGCTGGTCGGCTACGAGCAAGCCGACACCGTCGTCTACTACACGCCGGCAAACCTCACCCAGGCGATCTTCCCCTGGAAGGAAATGCATCTCGGCATCATGCTCACCCACTCCGAGCTGAAGAGCGACGGCATCACGGTTGTCGACAGCGACCCTGACGAGAACCGCACCACCGAGCATTCCGGCCGCGACGACACCGTCCTGGTCGGCATCCTCGACGACGCCCTGCAGGATCTGTCCGAGCAATATGCCCGCGGCATGAACAACCTGCTGTGGACCAACGGCACCGCCGATCCGAAGGCGCTCGCCGGCATGGCTGCGCTGATCACCGACAACCCGACCACCGGCACGGTCGCCGGTCTCGATCGGGCGACGCGGACGTGGTGGCGCAACCGGTCCTATACGACCGCGATGGGTGCTGCGGTGACCGGCACGCCGGCGCTCGCGGCCTGGGGCGGCGGTCCGATCACGTCCGCCACCACCAATGGCGGTGCGCTGATCACGCTGCTGCAGAACGAATACCGGCAGCTGACCAGGTATGGCGGCAAGCCGAACACCGCGTTCTGTGGTTCGTCCTGGCTTTCGGCTCTGGAGACCGAGCTGCGCGCCAACGGCAACTACTCGATGACCGGCTTTGCCACCGGCAAGGACGTCTCGGTCGGCAAGATCTCCTACATGGGGACTGACTTCGAATACGACCCGTCGCTCGATGCGCTGGGCAAGGCGAAGCGTTGCTACTGGTACGACAGTCGCGACATCTATTTGGTGGCGATGCAAGACGAGTGGCGCCACCAGCACTCACCCGACCGGACCCCGGACAAGTACGTCCTGTACCGGTCACTCACCTCGACCGGGCAACTTTGCGCGCGACGGCTCAACAGCGCCGCCGTGATCGATATTGCCTGATCGAAACGCCGGAGGTGAGGGCAAACCTTCCACCTCCGGCGACCAGCAAAGGACAATCGATGTCGAACAAAACACACTACTGCACATGCCGCATCAATCTGAGCGGCCAGAACTGCCACATCATCACCTACGACCAGTACAACGCGGTGAGCTGGCCGGAGGTGCAGGTGCTGATGGCGCTGCACGGCGACGAGAACGTGATGGACATCATGCCGATCTCGATCGGCGAGGTCTGGGTCGGCCAGGAGAAGGACCGCCTGATCGGGCTCTACGGCCGGCGCGTCGTCGAGGCCTGCTTCCCTGGTCGCACGCCGCGGATGGAATTGATGATGACCGGCGAGGAGGATCTGCCGGTCTACGGCGCCGGCAAGGTCTCGACCAAGGTGCATGAGCCCGGCAAGAACGGCGACGACGACGAAGAGGACGACGACGAGACCGCCAAGGTCGCGATCGGCGCGGCGCCGGTGTTCAAGCCGGGACGGCATCACCGCCCGACGCCGCCTGATCTGCCGAAGGAGGCTTGAGATGCCGCTCGGCGTGCAGCTATCGGATTTACGTCGCGAGCTGCGCGCCGAAACCGGCACATCGCTCAACCCGGCGCAGGGCACCCAGGCCCAGGCCACGCTCGACATCGTGCTGGCGCGGCAGCAGCGCGAGCTGTGGGACGCTTATAACTGGCAGCACCTCAAGATCTGGAAGGACATCCCGATCAGTGCCGGGCAGGCGATCTACAGCTACCCGAAGGAGATCGCGTTCGACCAGATCCTGCACATCTACATTGCGACCTCGCCGTCGGCGCAGTGGATGCAGATGACCTATGGCATCAAGCCATGGATGATCAAGGCCAGCGGACCGCTGGTCGGCAACCCGGTGCGCTGGCACAACGTCATCACCGTCGACGTATCGGGGCCGACGCCGATCACCAACCCGGTCGGCCAATTCGAGATCACGCCGATGCCGCAGAGCAACACTATGACGCTGCGCATCGAGGGCCAGGCCCCGCTCAACCCGCTGGTCGCCGACAGCGATACCTGCATCATCGATAGCAAGGTGATCGTGCTGTTCGCCGCCGCCGAGGTGCTGGCGGTGCAGAAGAGCGAAGGTGCGGCGATGAAACTGACCAAGGCGCAGAACTATCTGCGCCGGCTGCTGGCCGACCAGGGCGCCGACAAGCGGCAGAACTACAACATGGGCGGCTCGCGGCGCTTCGGCCACGATCCCGACAAGGGCGGCGGGCGCATCCCCTATCTCGACTACATCCCGTAGGTGAAGGCATGCCTTACTTCACCATCACCGATTTTGCGGCCGGCCTGGATCTCCGACGTTCCGAGCTGACGGCGCCGGCTGGCACGCTGCGATCGATGGTGAATTGCCACATCACGCCAGGCGGCGAGATCGAGAAGCGGATGGCGTTTGTGCCGTTCTGGAGCTGCGACCCCTCGACCAAGGGCCTGGTTGCGCTGAACCAGAAGCTCTACACGTTTGGGCCGAACGGTCCGTACCGCACCGAGCCGCCGGAGCCCTGGTCGGTCGGTGTGCTCGGCCAGGCGACGCCGACTATTTTCGAGATCATCGACTACGACCTGTTCGACTCCAAGGTGTTCTGCATCCTGTGGACCGACGCCGCCGGCACCGTGATGCGGTTCTATGACGGCATCAGCATTCCCGCCGCCAGCGGTTATTATTGCCGGACCTACAAGACCAAGATCTACACGATCGCCGGCTCGGTGCTTTACTTCTGCGCGGTCGGCAACGCCGCCGACTGGACCGGCACCGGCAGTGGATCGATCGACCTGTCGCTGGAGGACAGCGACATGACCGACTGCATTGCGCTGGAGGTCTACTACAACAACCTGGCGATCATGAGTAAGACCGCGACCCAGCTCTGGCTGATGGATCCGGATCCGCTCAAGAACACCTACCAGCAGACGCTGCGGCAGGCCGGCACCATGGCCTGGAGGAGTGTGTTGCAATATGGAAGTGGCGACGTGATGTACCTGGCGCCTTCCGGGATCCGTTCGCTGCGCGCCCGCAACGCCTCGCTGGCAGCTGCGGTGTCCGACATCGGCTCGCCGCTCGATCCGGTGATCCAGGATCTATTCCGGTTCTATGGCGAGGACTGGATGAGCGGCACGATCGCCATCCTGCAGCCGGTCACCGGGCGGTTCTGGATCATCCTGCCCGACCGCATCTACATCCTCTCGGCATTTCCTGGTCCGAAGATCACCGCCTGGTCGGAATACGACCCCGGCTTCGTCATCACCGCGGCCGCCATCTTCAACAACCGCATCTGCGTGCGCGACGACAACAACACCGTCTACGCCTTCGGCGGCATCAGCGACGAGGGGCCGGTCTACGACGATTGCTATGTGGAGCTGATCTTCCCTTTTCACGCCGGCGACCAGGTCGCGACCTACAAGACCTTCACCGAGCTCGATGCCACCTGCGCCGGGGTGCCCTGGGACGTCTACACCGCCTTCAATGTCGAGGATGGCGAAGCGGAGGACTATGTTGGCTCGTTCAACGGGCCGACGTTCCTGCAGGGCAAATTCGAGATCAAGGGACACTCGACCCATATGTCGCTGCGGCTGCGCTCGCAGGCGCCGGGCCCGCAGACGCTGTCGAACATGGTGGTGCACTATACGGTTTCGGAGTAGCGATGAATGTCGATCGAAATCACGATGGCCGACCGTGGCATGATCCGCGCGGTGCTGAACAACCTGCGCTCGGAAGATGCGCTGGAGATGGCGGCGTGCAACACCGACTTAGGCCGGCTGCCCGACGTCTTGATGCGGCACAAGGTGTTCGCGTTCTGCGCCTACAATTTCGAGCTCGGCCCGGTGGCGATCTGGGGCACCATCCTGCAGCGGCCTGGCGTCGGCGCCGGCTTTGCGTTTGGCACCGAGCACTGGGGCAAGGCGCTGCTGCCGATGCTGCATCAGATCCATCAATTCGTGCTGCCGTTCCTGGTGCAGGCCGGCATCCACCGCGTCGAGGCGATAGCGATGGCGCGCCGCGAAGATGTCGGGCGCTTCATGGAGCTGATCGGTGCCGAGCCGGAAGGCCTGCTTCGCGGCTACGGGACGGAGCGCGAAGATTTCATTTCATACAGGTGGCTTGCTGATGAATATGACGACAAGAGAGTTGCGCAGGAGCAGAGCCAATTCCTCACACATTGATGTGCGGCTGGCGAAGCTCGAAGACGCTCCTATGATTGCGCCTTTCCTGGGCTCGTTCTTCGCGCGCTCCAGCTGGGCCCAGCACCTGTCGTTCCATGAGGCGAAGGCGCTGGCTTATCTGCAGCGTGTCATCAGCAACGGCTACGCGCCCTATGTGATCGCGCTCGACGGCGACGAGCTGGTCGGCGTCTGCTCCTACCATGTCTACGACGTCTTCACCGATCCGCTCGCGGTGATGGACGAAACCTATGTGGTGCCGCGGCTGCGGCGCACTGATCTCGGCCGGCGCCTGGTCTACCTGGCGATACACCTGGCGAAGGGCGACGGCTGCAAGGTGATGAACTTCCCGATCGCGTCGGGAATGCCGGAGCAAAACAGTCTCATGAACATGGTCGGGCGTCACTTCGGTGCCGAGCCGATCGGCATGATTTTCAGAAAGGTGCTGTGATGGGTGGCAAGGGCGGCGGCGGCGGTGGCAACTGGCAGGATACTTACGCAACGGACCCCAACACCGGCGGGGTGATGATGGACGCTGCCGGTGTCCCGGTAACCAAGGATGCTTATGCGAAGAAGCAGGCAGCTGACGCGGCTGCCGCGGCTCCTGCTGCACCGGCGCCGCAGGCCGCCCCGCCACCGCCGCCGCCCGCGCCGCCCGACGTGCCACCGCCACCACCACCGCCACCGCCGGAGCCGCCTGGTCCGAGCGGACCGCTGTCGCCGCCAGGCAGTCCAATTTCGCAGCCGACGTCAACCGACAATCCGCCGGGAGGACCGACCGGCGGCGTCGGCGGTGGGCTCGGAGGTGCAGTGCTCACGCCGCCCAAATACTGGGTCGGTGGCATCGATCGCTTCACCAACGCCAATCCTACCGGCGGCCGCGGGCCCGGCAGGATCAAGACGTCGAACCCAGGAGGGGGCTGATCATGGGTGGCAAGGGCGGCGGCGGCGGCGACTACTACGCGCAGCCTGCGGACACGTCGGGCTACGGCACGCCGGAAGAAGCCAAGGCCACGCTGGCGGCGACCAAACCGCTTGACATGACCAACTATCAGCAATCGATCGACGTCCAGAAGGCCGCGGCCGACGCCACCGCGCCGACCGTGACCGACACCGGCACCGCTGGGAACAACGACACCAGTCAAAGCGGCAACAGCGGCTCGACACTGGGCAACTCGGTGCTGGCGCCGCCGAACTATTGGAGCACGCGGCAAGATCTGCAGCCGCCGCCGATCAACCGCTCCTCTGTCAAGACAACGCCTTGAGGATCTGATCATGGGTGGCAAAAGCGGACCTTCCAACAATCAGATGGTCCAATTCGAGATGCAGCAGGCGCAGGAGGCGAAGGACAAGGAAAACCTGCGCCAGGCCCGGCTCGACCAGGGCAAGACCGCGATCGACACGCTGTTTGGTCCGAGCAATTTCGGCGATGCGTTCTACAACAAGTACAACAAGGCCGAGCTCGACTACACGCAGCCGCAGCTCGCCGACCAGTACGACAAGGCCAAGCAGGGCATGACCTACGACCTGGCGCGGGCCGGCACGCTGCGATCGTCTGCGGCCGGCTATGCCCAGGCGCTGCTGGAGAAGCAGAACGCATTGAACCAGGCCGGGCTCTCGGCGAAGGCCGACACCGACACCGCCGCCTTGCGGCAGTCGATCGCCAGCCAGCAGAACCAGGCCTACAACCAGCTCTACGCCACCGAGGATCCGACGGTCGCCGCCAACACCGCGGCGACCTCCGTCGGCAACGCACAGCTGACGCAGCCGAACCTGACGCCGCTCGCCAACGCCTTCCAGCCGGTCGCGATCGGGCTCGGCAGCGCGCTGTCACAGCCCTACGGTCAATACGCCGCCAACCAGTATCTCGGCGGCGGCATGAACCCATCGAACCCCTTGAGCCAGGGGTCCATCGCAACATCGAGCCAACCAACATAAAATGTGTGATCCAATCTCCATCATTGGTCTCGGACTGTCGATCGGCATGGCGGTCGCCAATTATTCTGCGCAGCAGGATATGGTCAACCAGCAGAACTCTGCCAACGATGCCTGGGTGGCGTACCAGAAGCGGCAGAGTGACGCCTACCTGGCGCGCGATGAGGAGCTGCGCAAGAACGCCGAGGCCGCGCGCGAAAGTTCGCTCTCCGAGCTGACGCCGCAGAAGCAGCAGCAGGCCCAGGTCAACGAGCAGGCCCGCCTGGTCAACACGCTGACGCCGGAAGAAACCAAGGCGATGGCGGAAGGCAACAAGGCGACGCTGAACGACAAGCTGCTGTCGGGCCAGCAGAACACCGCGGCGCCAGTCGCAGCCTCGATCCAGCAGCAGATCCAGCAGGCGGCGCAGGAGGCCCGGCAACGCATCGCCGCCCTGGCTGCCGTGCAATCCTACGGTGGCTCACAATTCGGCCTCACCAACCGCGCCAACGTCATTTTCAACGCCTCCGGCCAGGACATCCGCGCCGCGAGCGACGAGCGCCAAGGCCTGCAGGCGGCGTACAATGTCGCGAAGGCGGTCGAGCCGATCAAGATTGTGCAGGGCGGCGGCGGCAGCGCGCTCGGTGGTATCGCCAACGCCGGCGCGCAGATCGCCGGCAGGGGTCTCGGCAGCTCGATGGCGTCTACGATGTTTCCAGGATGAGGTGATGTGATGGGTTCGCAATGGGTCGAGGATCCGAGCTGGGGCAATATCTTCACCGGCATTGCCAACAGCATGCAGGCCGCACCGGGCGAGGCCTTGA